GACCTGTGAGGACATGATATGACAGCATACGCAAGCATAACGGATTTCAAGAACTACGCCCGCATCGAGAGCACCGATACGACGGACGACGCGGTTATCGGTGACATCCTGGAAGGGGCCAGCAGGTTCATCGACACGGAAACACGGCGCACCTTTTTCGCCCGCATTGAAACTCGCAAGTACGACGTGCCGGATGGCAACACGCTTTACATCGAAGATGATGACCTGCTGGCTATTACCACGTTGACGAACGGCGATGATACCACGCTGGCAAGCACGGAATACATCCTGCTGCCCGCCAACGCCAACCCGAAATACGCCGTGAAGATCAAAGACTCAAGCGCGTACTCGTGGGAAGCAGAATCAGACGGCGACAACGAACAGGTGATCGAAATATTGGGCTCGTGGGGGTACTCATACTCACCACCGGCTGATATTGTCGAGGCTTGTTTGCAGATCGCCACGGCGTTCTATCACCGCAGGTTCGGCGAGAACATGGCGGCTGAATCAACACTGACTGCTGGCGGGGTGATGATCACTCCGCGTGATGTGCCGGCGAGCGTGCGCACCATCCTGATGAACTACGCGAGGCTGGCATGAGCCTATCAACGGCGACAATCGCGGCAGGCATCGCGGCGTTGACAGTAAGCGGCGTGACCATCAAGGACGTGGATGAGATACCGGAAACGGTAAACTCCCGCGACTGCCCAATCCTGTTCCCATCTCCGGATGGGTTCGTGCTGGGCGGAAACGGCGAACCGGAAACGGGGTCAACCACCTTTGGCGCACCAACGACCAGGCTGTGGACGTTCAACAGGACTTACCGCTACGTGTATTTGCACGAACAGGCGGGAGCGACAAGGGGCTTGAAGGATGTTATCGGCGCGATGGCAACGAAAGTTGACATGATCATCGAGGCTGTGGCTGAGATGGATTTGACCGATGTGGATGTGATGCGCGTGAACGTAAGTGACATGGGGGTGCTTGAAGCGCCGGATGGCAAGGCTTTCTTCGGGTGCATGTTTGAAATAACGCTCCGGGAAAGGATGAATAATACATGAGCAAAGTAAGCGCGAAAAACGCGATCATACTAATCAACGGATACAACCTATCCACCTACGCTACCGCATTTGAGGCGAACACCGACACGGGGGTGATTGATGTGACGGGCTTCTCTGACGCGAGCAAGAACTTCATACCAGGACTGCCAACTGCAAAGATACAGGCGGACATGCTGTGGTCATCGACGGCTTCTACGGTGCACACGGCTTTGCACGACTTTGGAGAGCACCACGTGACGATACTGCCTGAGGGATACGCCGCAGGAAACCCAAGCATCAGCCTGCCTTATACGCAGGCCACGTACAACCCGAAAGGAACGCCGGACAGCGCTGTTTCTGTGGGCTCGATACAATTCGAGAGCTACGGGGATAACGAGGGCGTGGAGTTTGGCAAGGTGCTGACACACGGGACTATTACCAACACCACCACCACAACGGCTTACCAGTTCAACGCGGCGCAGGTAACGGCACGATGTTCAGCCACGCTGCACATCTGGAGCTCGTGCGCTGCGGATACCTACGTGGTAAAAATACAGGACTGCGCGACTTCCGACGGGTCGTATAACGACCTCATCACCTTCACGGCTGACGGGAGCGCGGTGCTATCCGAGAGACAAGCGGTTGCATCCGGAACAATTGACAAATTTTTGAAAGTTGTGGCGACACGGACAGGGAGCGCGGGGGATTCCTTCGGTTTCACCGTTCACTACGCACAATACTAAAGGAGACACAAATGGCTAAAATTTCAGCAAAAGGCGCGGTCATCACCATTGATGATTCAGCAGGTAGCCCGCAGGATTTATCAACAGATTGCGTGAGTTTCGAGATCCAGCAGGACGCGGGCGTGATCGACGTAACCGGATTCGGGGACGGCAGTAAGAACTTCATCCCTGGCTTACCGGTGACAGGCATCACCTTTGAGTTCCTTTACGACACACACACCACCTCTGGCGCTTACACGGTGCTGAAGGGCATCCTCAACAGCGCAACCAGCAAGACCGTGAGCGTGAAACCGGAAACCGCTGGAGAGACGCTATCGGGCGAGTTCTGCCTGGACAACTTCGCAGTGAAGGGCACGCCTGATGGGGCGCTGAGCATCGGAACAGTGCACTTCAGCGTAATGGGCGGAACCGCACCGGCGTGGGCGTGATATGGATAAAGTGAAACTGGTAGTCACGCAGGAGAAGTTTGACCGTAATTTCTCCATTGACGATTGGTTCAACTTCGACAAGCTATCGCAGAAGGAAGTTTACGAAAAACTGTTGCTGTTCGTGACCGATGAAGAAGGCAACGAGTTATCGGTGGAGGACGCGCGGGCGGTGTTCAAGAGCGTACCGAAAGCGGAATGGCTTGAGGTGGTGACCGAGTTCATGAAGGCGGTCAATGACGCGTTCGTAAACCCTACGAACGGGAGCAGTTAAGGTTTGCGATTGTGAGCAAGACCGCATCTGCTCCCGCGTGGGTTGGCGTACTTGACGCGGCGGAGAGTTGGGGCGTGCCGCCGTGGGAGATCGTGGCAGGGTCAAAGATGCTGTGGCTTCACAGGTACTACACGCTGAGGAAATTGAGGGCGAACCCTGATGGCTAATACAGTTGAAATTGATGTTATCGCAAACGATAAAACTAAAGGAGCGCTCAGTAAAATCAGTAAAGAGTTTTCTGATCTTACTGGTATGTCGCTTGGTACAGCTACCGCTATTGGTGTAGTAAGTTCGGCTGTATCAGGGTTTATCAAATATACAAAACAAGCCGTAGAAGACACTATCAAATACAACAGCGAGATGGACAGCCTTTCTCGAACTCTTGGATTACAAATCGAAGAAACAAGTAGATTGGTAGAAATTTCATCATTAGCATTAATAACCCAAAAGGATTTTACCAGCGCGCTTGAGGCAGGGAAAAAGAACGGTATTGATATTACCATTGAGGGACTAAAGACACTATCGGATGAATACCTTGCGCTAGAAGGATCTGTTGAGAGAAATACATTTCTTGTTGAAAACTTTGGAAAAGCGGCTGGCCCTGAAATGGGAAAACTCCTTGAGTTAGGATCAGCAGGGATTGACGAACTCAATGGGAAGTTATGGGAAAACCTTATTGCAACAGAATCAACAAAAGCGCAAGCGGTTGAGTTTCAGAAGTCAATGGTCGAGCTGGATAATATATCCAGGGCGCTTGGAGTCACATTAGGAAGCGCGGTAATTCCAGCACTCAATGATTTTTTAACAATGATATTGCAGGTTACAACTGGTCAAAAGGCGCTGAATACAGCGGTTGCGGAATGGCTAAATAAATTATTTGAGGGAACCCAGTTATCTGGAGAAGCAGTCAAAACACAAGAAGAAGTTTATCAATCTACTACGAAAGCTGCACAGAGTTTTGGTCTGCTTGGAGGGTCAGTTTCCACGGCTACAGGAATTATGTCTGATGGAATAGGTGTCGCGAATAGTCTTGGACAGGCGATAGCTAGGTTACAGAACAAAACAATAACAATTACCGTAAGAGGCGAAATAGATAAATCAGCGTACGAGGCGCAGGCGTTTGCTGGGCAAGGGTCACGCAATCCGTATATAGGACTTCCAGCAAACTCACGCGCCGTTGGCGGCGCAGTAGCGCCGAATGTGCCTTACCTGGTGGGTGAGAACGGTCCTGAAATATTCAAGCCGAACGCGGCGGGTTCTATTATCCCGAATGGGCAGATAAGCGATTATTCAGGCGGCGGCGAGGTGGACTATGACCGCATGGCGCGCGCGTTCATCGAAGCCCTAGAAAGGTCAAGTTTAGTCCGATGACATCAACAGCATATTACCCGACCATCAAGTGGTACTACTACAACGCAACCGGCGCGGCATGGGTGGATATATCCGGCTACGTGCTGACCAAGCAGGGCGTGAGCGGGCATTGGGGGATGCGCTCAAACAAATACACCGACAGGCTTGCGGCGACCGGCGAGATGCGGATGCTGCTGGATAACACCGACGGCGTGTTCGACCCAGATGACGCTTCTGCGCTGACCGGCTGGGCGATCAACACGAAGGTCAAGATGGTGGTGACCTTTGACGGCGTGGATTACGTGCGCTTCTACGGCAAAGTGGACACACTCAAGTTTAGCGACCCCAACACGCACGAACACACCGCACAGGTGCTGGTGAGCGATTGGATGGGCTACGCGTACAAGAAGACATTGGGCGAGCAATCCATCGAAACGTACAAGCGCGGCGGCGAGTTGTGCGCAGAGATCGTCACGGAGGTGGGGCAGACCCCGCTTGCGACAAGCTACGCGGTGGGCGATTACGGGTTCCCGGCAGCCTTCGATTCGATGACAACGACAACCAAAGCCGCCACAGAGTTGAACAAGATTGTGCTATCCGAGAACGGTTACTTCTACAACCGCCACGACAAGGTGAACGGCGAGACGCTTGTATTCGAGGCGGAGAGCGCAAGGAACAGCACGCGCACGGTGAGCAAGCTGCCAAAGTTGGTCGCGGATTGCGGATTCGTATTGAAAGCAGGCAGCGCAACTGATCACGTTCTCATAGCTGGCAGCGCAACGGACAAGGTAGTGAT